GGGGGTGGGGGTGGGGACTTGCTCAATACTCATCTTGATCTCCGTCTCAAAAGTAGAAAGGGCCGGAAATCCCGGCCCTTCCATTATGCCTCACTGCGCTTCTTGGATCAATTCTGCTTGGTGACCGCGAAGTACTTGGAGCCGGTCAGGCGGGCATTGTCCGCAAGGACAGAGCCTTCCAGAACGAAGGATTGAACGGTATCACCGATCAGCGCCAGTTCCTTGAACGGGTCCGTGCTGAACTTGAACACCTCGACCACGACAGGGGCGTTTTCCTCTGCCGTGTTCAGGCCCTCGAAGCGCATGAACAGTTCCTTGGAGCCAGTAGTCAGACCGTCGACAACCTTCTGATTGGCATAGGTGTAATCCACCGCAACCGCATCACCCTCAGTGAAGACCTTGGCAGCAGCGCCAGTGATCGTCTTGGTGCTGGTGTTCAGGTCCGTGGTCACCGAGCCGGCAGAAGCCGTGACAACCGTCATCACCTTGCCATTGATGAAAGCGGCGTCGGCACCGGCAGCGCCTCCAACGACAACCCGCTGACCAACAGCGAGGGTATTGGCACCAGTCAGGGTGGTAGTGGCACCCGGAGTGATGCCCGTCAGGGCCAGAGTGCCATTGGCACCCAGCAGGGCAAGAGCGGCACCGCCAGAGGCGTCGTTGAACTGGATCGAACCGGCATCAGCGTTCACACGGTAGTCCCATGGAGTTGCGTCAGCGACGTAGGGTGTCAAGGACGTGGCACCGATCTTGACAGCGACTGCCGACACCTTGATCTTGCCGAGGGCAGACACCTTGCCGAAATAGGCTTTGACACTCTGGGCCACCACGGAAGCGCCGGCTACGGTAGTAGCCACGCCCCGGGTAACGCGGGCCAAGTTTTCGGCCACGAAGTTTTCCATGGTCATCGACAGGGCGCACTTGATCTCGGTGGTCAGACGCAAGTCCGTACCACGTTGGCCAGTGTGCGATTCCTTGTGCTCCAGCGAGGAAGTCGAAACCGTGATCTTCAGGTCCGCCACGTTGCCGACAGACACGAAGCCCAGCGGATTGCCTCCAGCATCTCGTTCGGCCAGCAAGACGTTACCCTGCCCCGAAAAGTAGTGATCTACTGCATCCCATGTTGCCATTTGAATCTCCTTGATATTGGGTTAGGGGCGAGCTTACTGCTTGTTGAACCAGATCAGCGTCATGGTCTTGCCGGTCAGGTTGGTACTGGACTTGACGCCGCCCGTGTTCGTGCCGCTGGTGAGGGTACCCGAGCCGGTGACAGCCACGTTGGTGGCAGATTCCGTCAGGGTGATAACGTTGCCAGCCAGAGGCTTGCGCGGGGTCAGGGTGACCACGCCAGTAGTGGCATGAGCCGTGGCAACCACGTCCAGCGTGCCGTACATGGCTTCGTAGTCATTGATGACCCGGGCCAGCCAATGGCCCGTAGCACAGTCAGACCCAGCGGTGGCACCGGCAACACCGGGATACGCCGGGGCAGCGGCCTTAGTGTAAAACTGAACTGTGGGGACCCCACCCGCGCCGGGGAGCGGGGCAGGGGCAACCTTGGCCGTGAAGGTGACACCAGAGATGACAGCGGTGTTGTCGGCAACAACCGTGACAGGGGTCAGGGTGGCAGAAGCCGTGCCCGTACCCGTTGCTGCCAGAACCGTGACAGTGCCCGTCAGGACCACGCCATTGCCGAGACCATCGATGGCCGAAGAGATGGTTACCACGCCAGCGTTGGACGTTGCCACTACAGCAGCTACATTCTTGCCGGTGATACCGAAGCCCCCGAGGTCACGAGTCTCGTAGGCATTGATGGCATTCTTGACGGCAGTTGCCATTGCGGTGTTGTCACCGGCAGTGATCTTGACATCGTACTGGCTGGCCGGGGTGGTCTTGAACGTGTAGGTCACGCCATTGACCACGAAGGTCTCTCCATCCACCGGGTTGCCGGAAATGGTCAAGGTGCCGAAAGCGCGGGTGTCTTGGATGGTCAGGTTGGCCACATCGTTGGTCACCGCAGCGTTGGAAGCATCGGTAGTGATAATGGCAGCAAGGAGGGTGTCCTCAAGGCGCAGAGGAGCAACATCCATCTTGGTGTTGGCTGCTGCACCCGAAACGACATTGACGCGGAGTCCTTGCAGTTCGGTCAGGATACCCTTGAGAGTCCCATCGGTCAGGTTGGACCCGCCTTTGCTAAACTGGTTGGGGATGGCTTGCATTGTCATGGTGAAGCTCCTATAGGATTTGTGGTCGGGCTATAGCAGGAGGTACTGCGTCACCCATAGTACAGAAAACAGGTGCTCTATACAAGCTGAACAGGAGTGGCCCACCGTTGAACGTAAGCCAGTAATCCAGTTTTCCCCTCTACTGCCGCTTCTACTTGAAACTTCCAAAAGTGACCGGAAGGGGATTTGGTCTTCAGAATCTTCTCCCGTATGGCGTCCAACGTAGCCACCACTGAGTCTTTGGGATCGATTTTGGCCTTGGTGTCCTGCCTGAAGAACAGAATGACAGTGACCACAAGTTCAGCAGAACCCCCTATCTTGGAAGTAGCCCCGGGTTCTGGAGTGGCACGAAGACCGTCGTACACCACCCCCACGCAGGGGAACCCAAGACCTTTGGTCCTCTCAATGAGTTCTTCCTCGGAATAGACGTGAAACACGCGAGCCCGGGGTATGTTTGGCACTGAAGCAACCTTGGCTTCAATGTCCTCAATGCAATTAAGTGCAATGGCTCCGATCATGCTATGGCCTCCATAACTCGTTGTAGTACCCGCCTCTCAGCAAGGTAGAGGTCCTCATCACTGAACCCAAGGAAGGACCTACGCACCATTCGCTTGGTCCCGAACTGGTGAAAAGGCCCATAAAAAACATCGGTGCTGATGGTGCGCTCGTTAGGCGCAGAGGTGTGCGCTTGGATTGAGTGGAATAGGGTACCCGTCTTGAACAGGGTCTTGCCACCCGTGATCTGTGCCCGCTGTGAAGGCTTCCACTGGTTACCGTCCGGATCAGTCTTAGCCAAGAACCTTGCCCGAATACGGTTGAGCAGTAACGCTTCTGACTCGTCCAGAATCTCCTGAACGTCTAGGGCTTTTTCAAGCCGGTTGAGTTTCTCTGCAAGGGCCGGGAGACCCGTTACCTCAATGGAGAGCATGACTAGGCGAGGGGCAGGATAGCGTCAGAGTTGCTACGCAAATGCCGGTCAATGATGGTGGAGCCATGCTGGTCAAGGAATGCAAAAGCGTTGGATAGCTCGGGCTTTCCATCGGAAATCTGCTGGGAGGACAGCACCTTTGCCGTGTAGCAAAGGACCGCCTCTTTCAGCCAGCTTGGAGCTTCGTCAGACTCTGCAAGACCGTAGGAGTACACCACCCGGATGAAATTCCCTGACAGGGCTTCTGGAATGAAGACAAACCCGCGCTCCTCCTGAACAACGAAGGCTTGAACCGCATCCGGAGAGTCTGACAGCCCCTCCAGAGTCCCCGAGTAGGTAATGACCATGCCTTGCTGCTTGGCTAGGCCATTGCTCAACTTGAGTACGAAGGTGCCCCGGGTGGCTACATCCACATGGGGGTCAATGAAGAACACATCACTGGCAGTACCCACCTGAAGCAGGGTGCCGAGTACGGCCTCAGTGCGAACTAGGGCCGCGCCAATCGCAGAGTTGATTGCAGCATTTACCCCTTCGTCGTCTGTGAGAGCGAGACGGGTACGAACTTCACTTGCAGTAATCACTTTGTTCATGGTGCGGCCTAGTGGTTAAACAGCGATGTCAGATTCGGGATCGGCTTGCTTGGCCTTCTTGCCGAAAGCCACATGCCGCTTGGCTTCAACTGGTGCCGGGGAGTCGTCTGTACCCTCCTCACCTGCCTCACTCGCATCACCCTCGGCGTCATCGGAACCTGCACTGGCTTCCTGCACGGAACCGTCAGCGTTCTCAAGCTCCGGGGGAGGAGTGACGGACTCATTGACCGGGACGAACATGGGCTCGTTGGTGCCATCGATGGTAGCCTCCACTAGGTCACCCAGAGTCTCAGCGGAATACACGCCACCCTTGGTGAAGATGGCCTTGGAAGTTGAATAGGTGGTTGCACCCACCAGCTTGTAGTTCTGCGACATTTCTCACCTCTTACTCAATCAAGAAAAAAAGGGGGCTCACATGGAGCCCCCGGTCCTCTCACCGCACAGGCTGGATTAGCCGATGTTGATGATCTTCACGATTGCGTCGGCTTCCTCGATCTGGAAATCAACGCGGGCCGTGAGGACCACGATGAACTTGCGGGCACGGATGTCCTTGTCGTACTCGATGTTCACCTTGCGCTGGATGCCGAAAATCAGGTTGTTCGGGTTCGTGTAGATACCCTTGCTGTTCGGCATGAGCGGGGCCGCCGAAATCTGCGAACCGAAGGCCGACAGAGCTTGGGCAGTGACCAGAGCGGCATCTCCAAGACCAGTGACACGGTTGGCAACGGTGTCCCGGTACTCGGTCTCGTTGTCCACCGACACGAAGAAGTCCAGATCGGAGCGGACGCGGAGGTACTTGTCCGGCATCGCCTTGATGGACTGCTTGAAGATGTCCTTGGTCAGGGTAGCGCCCTGAGCATCCACGATATGGCCAGTGGCACGCTTCAGGAAGCCGTCAGTGAGGTTCAGGTAGTCGTCGCCCGACAGGGTATCACCGAGGATGCCGAGCTCTTCCAGATCGAGGGCAGCACGGCCACCGAGCAGTTGAACCAACGTGTCTTGCAGACCTCCAGCGGACGAACCCATCCCGGCACCAATGTTGCCGCCTTCGATGTTGTCTTCGAGAACGTCGTAAGGCAGATGGATTTCCGCGATCACCTCCTTAGTGTTCAGGGTGATCTGACCAAGGTCAGCCTTGGCACGCTGGTTGTCAGCGAGGGGCGTGGCAGACGTTGCGCGGCGCAGAACGCGGGAACCGAAGCCGATCTTGTTGACCTTCTTCTGCGGGCCATTCATGGTGACCACACGGGCACGATTGATGATGGTGGGGCTGTCCATCAGCACTTGGATGAAGCGATCAGTCTGCTCCGGGGTCAGCAAGCCGCCATTGTTGGCCAGATCAGACAGCGCCAGATCAGCCTTTTGGATGAGGTTTTGGTTACTCGGCATGGTATTGATTTCCTTGAAAGGGTTGATTTTGCACTGAACTGCTAGCTGCGGGCACGCTTGCGGACATTGCCCATGTAGGCAGTATCGAAAGTGCCACCAGTTGATCCCGTCTCAGTCTTGCGTGCTACTGGTTCCGCGTCCCCAGATTCGGAGCCCGGAACCACGGTGCCGGCAACCGCCTTCTTGGCTGCTTCAACCGTTTGTTCTGCCTTTTCCACCCGGCCAACCAGACCCTCAACGGCTCCGGTCACTGCTTGGATGGACTCCTGAAAGCTCTTGGTCACGCCGGCCAAGGATTCTTCCAGTTTCTTGGCGATGTCACCGACAGCACCATCCACCTGAGCAGAGACAATACTGGCAACTTGCTCTTCGGTCAAGCCTTTCGGCTCAACAACGTCAGGGGTTTCTTCGGATTTTTCCACGACAGTTCCTTCCTCTGGTTCGCTGTCGGCGGGAGCCTCAGCTTCGCCGGCAACAGCCGGTACTTCGGGAGTTTCAGGGGTCTCTTCGACTTGTTCCGGAGCGATGTCCTCCAGCTTGAAAGCCTTCACCGGGAGGCCCGCGACGAAAGAGGAGACATATGCCTTGGCTTCATCGAACATCTTGGCGATAGCCTTGGCGCCGGCAGCGGGGGTTTCTGCCTTCTGAGCGATTGAACCAATGCTACTGGTCAGGACTTCCATGACCACGCGAATGCCGGGGTAGAAGCCTTGGGCCGCGCAAGCGTCAGAAAAAGACAGGTCTTCCGATACTGCCATCTCCATGGAGTACGGGCTGAAGCCCTTCACCACCACGCCGACGTGATCGCTGAGGCGTACAACGGTGGTATCGCCTTCCATGTCGCCCTGCTTGAAAACAACCGAGCCGTCTTCCATCTCTTCGGCATCGGCGATGCTGAAGCCGACCTTCTCGATCTGGTCCTTGATGGAATCGAAGCCTTCACCCTTCATGGTGACTACTGCCACGACTTCTGGAGTCACCGGAGGCGTTTCGGCCTTGCGGGCATTGAAGATGCTGCCAAGGTCGATACCTGCGAAATGACCAGCCATATCTTTCTCCTGCTTGATGATTTTGAACGGGATGCGGTTTGCACCGCGCTCTACCAGTGAAATGAACGAGACATTGCCCTTGCTCATCTTCGTGGCCTTAACCTTGACAGTCGGCATTGAAACGTCTCCTGTTGAAACTGTGGTCACCTTACCAAACAGAAAGCAAGATAGCAACTATCTGGTGCAATTGATTGCACGTTACTTGGAACCGACCCCGAGCGTCATTTCGAGGTCGGACTTCTTGGCCTTGGGCTGATTGTAGAAGGCACTTACGCGCTTTTCACCATGGCGATGCTGAAGGATACCGTCGATCAGGCCCTGTTTTCCTCCCATCTCACCAGCGGTGTAAGACCCCCTGACCTTGGACAGGCCCTGATGCAGCTTGAGCAAGTCCTTGGTGCTCTTACTCTTCAGGTTTGCGTGTTCGGATGCGATACGGGCAATATCTGAGGCTGGCACTTCGGAAGCCTTGTCTTGCATGGCTCCTCCTTGGTGATCCTTGGCGGCATTACGGTTCCCCATTGGGGCTCCCTTGAAAATCTTGGCGAACATGCCCTACTCCTTGATGAGTAGGTCTTCCACATGGGAAAACCTGTGATGGTGGTCGCTGGCCGGGTCAGTAATGGTGCCCCGGGTTATGGTGTGGCAGTGACCATTTACCATATCGGTCTTTCCTCCCAAGAACTTGCCTTGGTCAGAGTAGGTCACGTAAAACGTGTGGTCATGCCCATCTTCATGCTTGATGGTCTTTCCACTGAGCACCGGAGGTATTTCAATCTCTACCTCCACTACGTCTTTGCTGACGCTGGCTTCAATAGAGAAGCCGTTCCACTCCCCCTTCTCTACCTTGGCCCAATCATCGTCGTTCGGGATATGGCATCCCACCACCCACGCCCCCTCAATGAAGGTGTCGTCACCTTTCCGGGCGATGAAAGACTCGACTACGTGAGCCCCACCCACGAGGTTGTTCGTGTGTGAGTGATCGATCTGGTCAAGTGACTGCTTCCGCATGAACTCGTAGGCCATCTTGCGAATGCCTTCCGCATCCATGAACTCCCCATCGGAGTCCGGGCGATTGGGAGCATACACTTCTGCCCACACAATGCGTAGTTTCTGGTCTTCGGATTTGATGACCGCGCTGTGCATAAACTGACTCTCCAAGAAAAAGGCCGGGGGTACCGGCCTATTCTAAGTCAGCTTGTGATTTTGTGCTACTGGTAATGAGACTCTACAAAATTGAGGGCATCTAGCACGTTCAATCTCTTGACGTGCTAGATGCCCTCAATTTTGTAGAGTCTCATTACCAGTAGCACAAAAT